GTTGATCTGTTGCTGCTAGTGATTCGTATAGGTATGCTATCATACTACACTTCCACAACTTCCCTTTATATAACTGAGCATTAGGACAAGAACATATCTTGAAACTCTCCTCTGGTTTACCATCCTCCCACGGATAGTATGTCACCCTATCCTTTGTAATCTCATACCTAAACAGATCAAACCACTCACGACGGTCACCGTTAGGATACCTCGCTGCTTCAGTCATCTCTAGTTTGTCTATGACTCCTCTCTCTTCACACTCTTTGATGAAATCATATGCATTCTCCCATTCCTTTCTACCTATCTTACTATACCATGTACGATGGAAGGTCAGTCTAAAGATAACACCCTGCTCCATCTCATCTATAATCCAATCCTTACACTGCATCAAACGTGATCCATTGCTGAACAGTTTGACATAACATGATTGTCCAGTAGATGCTACCAACTCTCGCACCTCCTTCGTTACTTCCTTGGTACGTGGTTCTAGTAGTGGTTCTCCACCTATTATACTAACATGACTCCAAACATATATCTGTGGTAGTATCCTTCTAACATCCACTAACAGTTCATCTATATCAACGACACTCTTTGTAGATAACAAACTACTATTATGGTTGCAACCCTTACAGGAAAGGTTACAACCATTCATCGTGTGTAGACACAGTATTCTAGTAGTAGGTCTTATCTTTTCTAGTTTCTTTATCTCTTCCTCTGATACACTCTTGAAGTTATCAATCCAAAAACCTTTCAGTGATCTTATATACTTTACTTTATCAGCTAACTCATCTAACCCATCATGTATGAATGCAGAAGCAATCTTCAGTTCTTTCCAAGGTTGCATTAGATAGCAAGGAACTTCGCCCTTGATGTTCTCTTCAAATAATTTAGGTTAGTAGCATTACATTTCAACTTCTCCTTCATAGGTTTAGTGATCAACTTAGTAACACTTTCAATCTCTATACTATTCTGTTCACAGTAATGGCAGATTGCCTCGATGTAATTCATACCATTGTTCTCCTTGACTAGGAGTTCAATATCATTAGAGAACTTATCTTGACACAAAAACTTGTGCTTGATAGACTCTCTCATCTCAGCTTTGGTTGCCATTTAGTTTGTCCTCTACGAATTTTTCGATGTACTTGACTAGTAATCTCATGTACTTCATTTTATCATACTCTTGGTAAACTGTCACCTCTCCGTTCTCACATGTCATAAGTATGACTAGTTTCTTAACAGGGATACCAGTTCTTTCATAAAACATACATGCATAGGCTGCTGCCTGTACAAAATAGTTTTCAATCCAGTCTCTTGGTTTAGGTTTTGCTGCAGTTTTGAAATCTATTATTGATAACTCACCATCATATTCTGCGATACAATCTACTGTACCTGCCACTCCCAACTCAGTGGAATAAAGACTTTTTTCGAGAGCATATATATTATTTATATTTCCTAAAGATTTCTTAGCCTGTTGAAACAACATCTTAGAACCAGGTGTATCAGGGTCTACCTCCTTGTTCAATAGATGATTCTCTATTAGTGTGTGTACTTTAGTACCACGAGTAGTAGATCTTTTAGTGATCCTATCTGCTTCTTCATCACCTACTCTTTGTCTCCACTTCTTAAAGATTTCTTTGTTGAAGTGTGAAGTGACTGAAGTAATTGAAACTAACTTCTGTCCTTCAACATCATAAAGGCGAACACCATCCTTAGTCTCCCTACTCAGAGCAGGGAGATCACATTCTACATGAGTAAACATCACATACCAGCTTCAATTTTACAAATAAGATAACTCTTGACAAGACCAGACCTTACGATGTCATTGATATTAAACTCAAGGCACTCGAACTCAGGCATACGTTGAATGATCTTCTGGAAATCCAGAATACCATTCTTCTCATTAGTCTTGATAAGATCAGTCTGTGCTACGTCACCACAGAATATAATTCTGGTGTTCTCGCCACACCTTGTCATTATACTATCTAACTCATGAAAATTCAAGTTCTGTGACTCATCAACAATAATAATTGAATCATCTAATGTAGTACCACGAATGAAAGATGTAGACCAAAAGGTAACACTCTCCTGCATCTTCAAGTTACCCCACAACATTTCAAACTCATTGTCTGTAGGTAACTCAAACATATACTTGACCATATTTTTATATGGTATCTGATATAGTGCTGACTTATCTTCATGGTCACCAGGTAAGAAACCTATCTCTCTCGTAGAGACAAGAGATCTTACTAAAACAACCTTGTTATATGGTGTAAGAGGATCAAGCACCTGCTTCAGTGCCATGTAAAGGGTAATGAATGTCTTCCCTGTACCTGCACAACCATACAAGAACAAGTTCTTATCGTTCCCGTATGCAGTGAATGCTTTCTTCTGATTGTCAGTGATAGGTTCTATTGGAACCATCATGTCTGAATTATAAGGTTTCTTTCTTTTCATTTGCTTCGCAGTCATACCAGCACCAACGCCAGTAGCCATTTTCTTTTTTCTTGCTGGCATTACATGTACCGTCCGTTTTGAGGTTTTACTTTAGAACCAGGAGTTGATCCTACTCTAGATAGAACTTCGTTCCATCCTCCATCTGTTCGTGAGTAAACATCTCCAACGGCACTAACTACACCTCCTGATCCTTTAGACCAGTCCTTGTCCCAGTCAGGATTCTCTTTTCTCCATTCATCATACTCTTTCATTGTCATAGACAATTCTTTAGTTTCACCTGTCTTCAGATTTTTTAACGGATATGTTGGCATGGGTTGTTGCGAGTGATTTATTTATTGAGTCCTGAATAGCAGCACTAAAGTGTAATGGTTTAGCAGTACACATATTACATACATTCTCAGGTATTCTACTATCAGAACAGAACTTTGTCAATTGTTCATCAGTACAATCAACAGGTACTCCATCAACAATATACTCCTCCCATTCAGAGTCATCACTCTGCCCTGTAACAGACAGTAACTCCCTTAGAAATGCAGTGTTAGGACACTTCCAAAGTCTACCATTATATAACTGAGCATTGGGACAAGAACATACTTGAAAACTCTTAGCAATCCTATTCTGATTGTATGGATATACTTTACCGTCTCGTTTTCTTATAGAATCAAACCATCTATCCTGACCAGTATGATGTTCGGTGACCAATACCTTAGGATGATTGAACTTCTTAATAATATCTACAACATGTGGTAGATGAACACTCACTCTTAAATACACCTTAGGATCTTCTAAGACATCCTTGATCCACGATTCATTCTCCAAGAGAAGTAAAGCATTAGTGTAGAGATAGACAGGAGAATTAGTATGTGATCTACATGCATTGACTATCTCCTCACATCTAGAATTGAGTAATGGTTCTCCACCTATGACAGAGACCCTACCTATATCTATACGTGGAAGTATTATTTCTAGGTCACGTATCAATGCATCAGTATCCAACTCACTACGTGGTGAGAAGTAATTACTAAAATGATTACATCCTTTACAAGATAGGTTACACCCTATCGTTGCACTAACATCCAGTATGTCCAGTGTAGGCAAGGTAAGCAGCTCCTATAGCAGTTCCACCATCATGTGCAACAGGTTCAGCATAGATCTCCTGATCTAATTCTTTACGTAACACATAGTTTACCTTACAATTTAGGAAACATCCACCTGTAAGTATAAGTTTTTTATCCTCAGCATACTGTGCTAGATCTAATGCTCTATGTTCCCATAGAGACTGAACATACTTTGCTTCTCCATGTACATCAGTAGCAGCAAGACCCATAATCTTACCAGCATCTTCAGGTTTGAAATTATAATTGACACATGCTTGCTCAAACATCTTACCAATACCATGGTACTCTTGACTAAAATATTTCTTATGAAGTACTTCCCATGATGGTAAATGATATACAGTTTCAATCTCTATACCTTCAGGTGTCTTAGATCCATTGGCATCTACTACAATAGCAACTGCTTCATCAAACCCTGAGTTGTACCAACCAGCAGCAGCATGTAATTTATGATGACACCCACGAAAGTCTACCACCTTAGTCTTAGGAAACACTCTCCTTACAGCAGCAATATCTCGTGATGATAATACAGTCTTTGTTCCTTGATCCCAATGACAATCTGCTATAGCAATAACATCTGGAGTACCATCAATATATTCTAACAAGTCTCTAGTAACAGTGTCCCATTTCTTTCTACTAATTCTTTCAGACTCTAGATAGAATTCTATCTTACCACCCTTCATAATACAGATGGAACCATTGTTTGATAGGTTCAACCCTACAGCAAAAAAATTTGCCGAGTTTTTTTTCCCGAATTTTTGAAACAAAAAGTTCATTTTGCCCTCAGTTTTTGGACTTCTGGAAAATATAAGTAGTCGATGCCACTACCCTCAAAGGTTTTGATTGCATCCTCTGGTGTCTCCACTAACGGTTCACCTGATAGATTGAACGAGGTGTTGAATAATATAGGTACTCCTGTTTGCTGACAGAATGCATCAATCAAACGATAGTAGTTAGGGTTCTGTTCTAAACTCAAAGTCTGTATCCTACAGGTATCATCTACATGTAAGATAGCAGGTATCAAATCTTTCTTCTCTGGTCTAACATCAACAGCATACATCATGAAGGGTGACTCTTTAAGACCTGCCATGTCAAACCATTCATGTACAGTATGCAACTTGATAGTACCTGCAAATGGTCTGAATGATTCCCTCCTCTTTATTCTATTGACTTTATCTTTTCCATTAGGATCTCTTGGATCATATAATATAGACCTGTTACCCAATGCTCTTGGTCCTGCCTCAGATCTACCTTGAAATATTGCTACAATATTACGACCCTCAATAAGTTTAGCCACATCCATAGAGGTACATGTATCACCCTCAATATGTGACAGATCATACTTAGGACCTAAGTAAAGTGTTTTCATAAAGTGCTGATCCAATAGCGAGACCACCATCATATGCAATGGGGTCAGTGTATAAATTTATATCCATTTCTTTTATGATAGCATAATTTGCTACACAATTCAAGAAGAAACCACCTGACACACAGAT